GAAATTTACAAAAATTCCAACCCTTCTGTTTGTTCCATAGCCTGCACCCTTCTAGTGTCACTGATGGCCCTTTATGAAAATCTTCCGATCAAGCCAGCAGTTAACACAATAGGAGGCTTTCTTAATATTCACTATGATTGTTCTACTGTCATTATGAATACTCACATGTCAGATGTCATGAATGTGAGAGGAAATGTGTCATATGAAAACAGCAATGGCCTTATTATAAGCCACAAAGCTAACAAACAATTAAAAACTGAGAAAAATGGCTTTGTGAACAAAGTGGTCAAGGAAAACCAAAATGGCAAGTGCTGGTCCAATTGTCTGATGGAGTATCAGTCTTTTGAGAGGAAAGAGTTCAGAAATTCTTATGAAGATTCCAATAGGATGGTCAGCTACAAGAAAACAAGCACATCTTTGAGCTCTTCTACTGTTAACAATTTAGTGAAAAATGCAGATTGTGTCTGGCCATTAGTGGTGTGGAACAGCAGGCTTAACACTCAGATAGTGGCAAAAATGGTTCACAAAGATCAAATTGGAGTGAGAGAAATAGCTGTCCTCAATGCTCCTGGAAGGCTATTAGCTTTTACCATAGAGAATTTCAGCAGAAAGTTCCGCAATTGTGAACATGAGAAGGGAGACCAGATCAACCTTATAGAAGTAGACAACAAAGATGCTATAGTGAGAGATGCTATACAATCACACAGACAGAAAAGAAAAGATGGCAAAGTTGTGGTTTTTGATAATGCAGACCAGAGCAAATGGGGCCCGAGTATGCTACCTTACATTCTTTATTTATTCCAATCAGTGAGACTCCCTACCAACTTCGACGTGCATATTCTAGAAAATCTGCATAGACAGTTTTCAAACAAAGTGTTCAAAGTTCCAGACGAATATTTTTACAAGTTGTCAGACAAGCAATTCGTTGAGAAGTCTGGAAGTAGTAGGGACTCAACCATGAGAGCCTGTGCAGAACTCTTAGCAATGACCTCAGATGTTGGCAAAGTGGAACATCAGCTGATATACTCACCTGAAGGAATGTTTCAAGGTATTCTAGGAGCTACTAGTAGTTTGTATGCATCAGACCTAATGAGAAGCAGCAATTATCTGAATTCAGCAGTACACAAAGATATCGAGATGTCCATTGAAGGCTATGTAACATCAGATGACTCCATAAGAATGTTGTCCTATGAACCTAAGGGTGAAAGCTCCGGTCTCTACTCCATAATACGAGAGACAGCCAGAATTCACAATGTGTTAGGGCTAACCTGTGGAACCAAGAGAAACATGACTAAAAGTGTTCACAATCAGATGTTGGCAGAATTCAACAGTGTGTTTGTGACTAAGTCTGGTATTTACCTGCCCAGCATAAAGAGTAGACTCTCATACATCGATTACAGCCATGAGCTTGATTATGCATCAATAGCCCTAAGAGCTAGTTCAACTGCACAAGAATACATGAGGCGAGAAGGCAGTTTTGTGGGTTCATTGTGGGTACAAATTCTCAATAGTTT